TCAGAAATCAGCAGAGCGTGAGAAGAAGGTTGCCGAAAAGAAACCTCTTTCGGAAGAAGAAAAACAGGCAATAAAAGACCTGTTGACAGAAACAGAAACCGATCACAAGACTTTCCTTGAGTATTATCAGAAAAGTTCTTTGGATGATTTTTCTTCGGCAGAATTTCGTAGTATACTTTCGGTATTGAATAATAAAAAAATCAAAATGGGGAAGGGGAAAAAGTAACATGGCAATGATAATTGGCGCAAGCATTGATGTTGACAAGTTGTCGGCAGCAATCAAAGCGGGCAAGGGTGTGTCCCTTAGTAAAAGCAACAAGCGGTATCTCGCTCTTAGCATCATGGTGAATGATGTCAAGGATGAGTACAACAACGACTGCAATGTGTCAATCGGTCAATCGAAAGAAGAGCGTGAGGCAAAGGTCAACAAAGAGTTTGTTGGCAATGGAAAGATTTTTTGGCAGGGAACTCGTGGTGGAAATAAACCTGCCGCAAACAATACACCGGCAAGTCCTCCACCTGTGAACAATGGTACTTATGATGACTCGCTCCCATTTTAACCTATAAGGAAAAACAATGGACAGAAAAGAAGCAAAAAACAAAGTTGACAAATACGGACGGACGAAGTTCTGCATGGAGAATAATATCCAATATGTACAACTGACTCAATGGCTCTCAGGACAAAGAGACTTTTCACCTGAACGGATGAAGGCGGTTGAAGATGCAATCAACAAGCTCCCAGTCGAGTGAGATTCTTGCATACCTAAAAGGTGGGAATACAATTACCCCTCTTGAGGCTTTGAATAAGTTTGGATGCCTAAGACTTGCTGCAAGGATTTCAGACCTGAAGAAAGGCCATCCCATAAGTGGGCGAATGGTCACAAGAAACGGAAAAACTTTCAAGGAGTATTATCTTGACAATTGAAGAATTTGACAAGAATATCGAAGAGTGGGGAAGGGCAAAGGGTCTTATTCCTGAAGATGGAATATCGCTACTTGCAACCAAGGCTCAGTATTTAAAAGTTGCAGAAGAAGCTGGCGAATTGTATGAAGCCGATTCATTCTGCGAAGTTGCTCCTCTTGTAGGCCTTGATAGTTTGATGGATGCAATAGGGGATACCGCTGTTACTTTGTGTCTTCTTTGCAAACAATGCGGGATTGACTTTTTAAGTGTCTATCGGGATTCAAAAATGCTTGCACGGAAAGCCTTTATTCACGACATTCTGTCTATTGCGGGAAGGCTTGCAAGGGGTGTTCTCCCTACTCTTGAAATTACTCATTCGCTATCATCCCTTGAATCTATTGCAAGAAAGCATGAAGTAATATTTATGGAATGCTGTGATATGGCTTGGAATGTTATTCGTGAGCGTACCGGAAAAACTATTAATGGTGTTTTTATAAAAGACTAAAACCTGGGGTGTTCGTCCAATTGGTCAGGACAGCAGACTTTGAATCTGCTAATGGTGGTTCGATTCCATCACGCCCTGTTTAAAGAAAGGATTCGTATGAAAGAGATTTTTGGGTTTAAGCAGTCGGCATTGGTACGGGAAGGCATAGAGCTTTTCCCCGCATTCATTCTCCGGTGGATTATAGACAAAGGACGCAAAGGGTTCTATGTCGATGCACTTTTCAAAGACCTTCCCATACTCAAGGAAGACTTTCAAATGATCATGCTTATCCTTGCTGAGTTTGAGGGAAAGGAATGGATCGAATATGTGGTCAATCAGGAAGACTGGTTTGTGACTATCAATAAATTTGAGTGTCCACTATATTCTAATAGGGAAGAAGATTGGTTGTGGTTTTGGGAGACATATTCGCATAAGACCGGGACGGCCCCTTCTAAAAAGAAGTTCATGTCCCTTCCACAGTCTGATGTAGACAAAATTATTTCTACTCTCGGTGGTTATATCCAATCTACTCTCGGCCCAAAAGAGAAAGAGGTTACCGGCAATTGGAAGCCACGAAGGAAAAACCCTCTCACATACCTGAATCAAAGAATTTGGGATGACGATGTTGTTACTGAAGAAAGTGAATACGAGAAGATGAAGCGACAGGCCGTGTAGATACACCCCGTCCTCTGTGTAAGTTCCTCGTATGACAGGTATCACGGGGAAGGCAGTCTCGCTTAATTAGCAGGAGTGCAGAGCAACTTTGAGAGAAGTACAATCAAAGGGTTGCCCGGCGGGTGGAAGGCCCGCACATTAAACAATCAACCAACAAAGACGATATAATATGTCAATTGAATCACAAATACTTGGTGCTGTACTATCAGACTCTACAGGTGCTCTTTGCAGACTGCTTGTCGAGAAGACTGTTGAATCAGATTATACTGATGGACTTGATGTTTTTAAGTGCATAAAAGGATTGGTAAGCGGAAAGTCAGCTGTAACATGGGGAATTGTTAAGCACGACCTTCCACACCATGCTGCATATCTTGAATCTATTAGAAATTTAAGTTGCGACTTTGAACCTGGTGTAGAGCGGTTAAAGACCTATGCAAAAATACGCAATCTTCGTGAGTCTTCTAACATTCTTAATCGTAAAGAGCCGACATATAACGATTATGTCAAGTTGTTGAGCGAGTATGAAAAAACCATTACAGAGATTTTCAAGCAGGGGTATGCTTCCGATAGAACCTTTAGATTGCAAGACGGATTAAGTAGTTATTATGACAAACTTGCAAAGCAGATACAGGAAAATAAAAAAGGCGGTATCCCTACTGGTTTTCCTCGGCTTGATGAAATATCCGGTGGTTTAAGGGGTGGTGAGACATGGGTTATTGCAGGGAGGCCAAGTATGGGAAAAAGCTCTAAAGCTCTTACGATGTATACTTGGCAGGTAATAAATGGATATCGACCTGCTTATTACTCTGGGGAAGTGTCCTTTATGGAGGTTTACAACAAGGTGTTTTCAATTATGTCTGACATAATGGGAAAGCCAATTCCTTACCAAGCATTGCGCAACCCTTACGGCCAAAAAGCAATACTTGAAAAACTTCTTGAGCTTACACCTATTATACAAAATGGATTTGGGAATCTTTCTGTAGACTACACATTTACATTCTCAGGTATATGTACATCTATCCGTGAGCTTGCAAGAAAAAACATGATTGATGTGGCGTATATTGACCAATTAACATTACTTGTTAAAGACCAGAGATACGCCAAAGAAGAGCTTAATCAATATTCAAGAGATTTTAAAAAGCTTGCAGAAGAGATACAGATACCAATAGTTGAATTAACGCAATTATCAAGGGAGGCTGAGGCAAAGGGTATACCCAATCTTAGTCACCTTAAAGGTTCAGGTGGAATAGAAGAAAATGCTGATGTGGTTTTATTTCCTTGGAGGCAATGTATTGTTGACAGGAACGCACCAAAAGAAGAGGCAATGCTTATAATTGGGAAGGCAAGGAATTTTGACGGTGAACCAATTATGTATAACTTTTCAACGGTAACAACAAGATTCAAAGAGAGTTCAAATGCAAAGAGTTTTTGATAAGACGGCCCTCCCACCTCTCAGTGATATCGCAGAACGATACGGCTTAGTAGTAAAAAACAATCGCTGCTGCTGTCCTTTCCATGAGAGCAAAGACAACCGGAGTATGCTTATCTACCATGATGGGTATACCTGTTTTAAATGCGGAACCGGGGATCAGATAGACTTTGTTCAAAGGATGCACGGAATTACTTTTAAGGAAACAATCGAGAAACTTACTAATGATTTTCTTGGTGGTGTTTCAAGAAGTATTCCCGTGACCGTCCACAATGACAAGAAGCATTCCAAGGAAGCGAGCAAAGAGTTTAGGACTGGGCTACTCATTACACTTTCGATCCTGCTGCTGAGGGCTGATAGCATGGGTGTGAGCGGGGCAAGTCAGGCAATTGCGGGAAGGCCATTTTTCAGTAACCTATTACGATATAAATCAGAACTTGAATTTGTATATGAATCACTTACTTCACAGAGAGAGATCACTTTTGAAGATGAAGAAAATATTCTAAAATTAATCGACAAAGTATTGACTAAATCTTGACACATTTGTATATTACTACTATAACCAAGGGGGACAAGGTGTTCAAGATAGAACGAAGATGCAAAAAGTGTGGGGACTATAGACCGCATTGGATGTTCTATAAAGAGTCTTCTAATATCTGCAGGGAGTGTCAGATTAAAGATGCTATGCTGAGGAAGGCAGGAAAGAAAGCCCCTCCCGCAGTAAGGTTATGCAAAGAGCACCGGCAGAGCATAGTAGGTCGGCAAAAGAAGTGTCCGATATGCTCTTACCTTGGACGGCAGAAGACGATTAAGAACGCAAACGAAAAGAAGATTGGAAACAAAAAACTGATCCAATATTACAAAGATTGGAGGCTTTCAAAACTTGAAAAAGTTCCTGTAGTGTGTTCTGATTGCCCTTCTTTTGTGAATTTTTCACCGCTTGATGAAGGGTATTTTCAATGTGAAATGAATTGGTTCCCGGAAGAGTGTGAAGTGGGAAGGTATAACTTTTAAGGAGTATTTATGGTTGAAATAGTTATCAAAGAGGTTGCCACTTTACTTGTGTGGTTGTGGTCGAATGTCCACATTATCCCTATTGCGCTGTTTATAACATGGGTATCAGCTGTTGGTGTAAGGTGGGCGAAATGAAAAAGTATTACCGGGGCCGGACATATAGGTCACTTGAAGAACTCATGATTGATATTGCCAACAAGAAAAATATTTACCATCACCACAAAGTCCTTTCCTTTGGATGGTATCAGAACTGGACTATTAGATTTCTAATGGGTGCATGGAGTGAGTTTTCAATATGCGAAGATGTTTCAAAGCCTCTTCCTTATAAGCAGATGGAGCTTGAAATATGAAGGCGATCATGTTAAAGTCTCAGGGTATGCTATTACGCCTTCCAGGTGATGATAATTTTTCAGAACTTCCAGACGGTGAATACGATGTCGAGATAAAGCGTCCACGCAATGCAAAGTTTCATCGTAAATTCTTTGCTTTCCTAAACCTTGTGTTTTCCAATCAGGATAAGTACGATAACATTGATGACCTTCGGTGGGAGCTTTTGCTTCGGTGTGGATATTACCATGCTCACGCCACTTTGAATGGTGAAATGTTATATTTTCCTAAAAGCATTGCCTTTGACAAGATGGATGAAGTTGAGTTTGAGGCTTTATACAAGAAGATTACAGATGTTGTTTTCAAATACTTCATAAACGGGACGGCAGAAGATGAACAAAAATTCCTTAACCAGGTGGCGACTTTCCTATGACAGAGTGTGACAGAAAATGTCCTTTCACAAAACGAAATACCTGTTGCAAGTTTTGCGCAGAGCAGTTTTGTACAAAGAAATGCAGATTAGTAAACAGAGAAGATTGTAGTCATAAAGTAATTTACCCGGCAAACGAAAACTAAATTGGTAGCGTTGAGTTTAGTTTTTTTCAGTCGTTGCCCCGAGCGAGCCGGATCGGGGTTTTTATTGTGAAATGTGAAAATAGTTTCTGCAACATACTATTTATCAAGTTGTTAAATGGTGCAGTTGCGTCTATGTGAGAGTTGTAGGCAATAAACCGCGCTGAGCATTATAGTTCGGCGCATAAGAAGGGGGTTGTATGTTGCGTAGACTTAAAAACTGGTGTGCCCAAGAACGTGTTGGTCGTGTCGAAGAAGGCACATCTCAGGATATGTGCCCAACCAATGGTGATGCACTAATACTTTTTTGCGTCATGAGTATGGTTGGCTGCTGTGTGGAGTTGGTTGTTTTGTTGAACTAAATGCGCCGAAAGAGTAATATGGATGTGCGGTTTACAGCCTACAACAGGCCAAGTGCAAAACGTGAGTACACGCATCGCACATTGGCCGTCCCGTTAGGCGAAATACCGGGGCAACCAATTTATAGGCGCGCCCCAAAACCAAGAAGGAGAAAGACATGGAAAAGCAAAGAGTTCTTGAAATTGGATCACGTAGATACACCGAAGTTCAGGTGTTTGATACTCCGGGTGCAGGTGGTGCATGTCATGAGTATCGTGTATGCAATGTATCTCCACATCCAAAGTTAGGAGTATACGAACAAATTGACTTTGCAAAAGTATCGTTTCAAAATGGCCCAATCAAAGAATCGGGTGTCAATGGGTGCCACAACGAGGATTTGATTGCAATTGTAATCGACAGGCTTCAGTGTTTTCAGGTCGGCGATTTTGCTTGCAGAGAAAACGCGATTGCTCTCACTAAGCTCGAAGAGGCTTTGCACTGGCTCAACCACAGAACTCAGGCTCGTATCAACCGTGGAGTCGAAGGAACTAATCAGAAATAAGATGGGAGCGCAGTACAATGGGAGTGCCCAGGTACATCGCCTAACATGCGCAGTGCGCCAGTCTCAAAGCAGGCTGGCGCACATGCGCAAGCGCGTTGTTCTTATCAGTGGCAAGGTGTGTGAGCCGTGCTATCTTGCCCTTGGCCCAAACGGCATATTTTTGTGAGAGCGTTGTCTTAAATTTATTAAAGAGAGATTGTCAATGAAAGTTAAAGTAGTAACAAAGTCAGGGCGTGAACATTATAGTGAAAATGAAATGATTATTGTGAGTAATCGTCTCAATCTAAAATTGGACGGAATAACACCTTCCAAGAAAAACGGAATGAGAATACTTACAAACCGTAAAACGGGAAGACCTTTTGTAAAATCATCCTCAAAGCATGGTGATTGGCATGATACAGCGTCTTATAGTATCAATAGTCAAATAGCAAATTATAGAAGTCAAATTGCCTTCCCAATAGAATGCTGTTCGATCAAAATGTCGTTCTCATACCCCGACAAAATACGCAGGGACACTATTAATTCTGCTGAATCAATACTCGACCTGCTTGTAGATTTAAAAGTGATTAAGGATGATAACTGGAAGGTTGTGAGAGAGCTGACGCTAATAGGTAGTCACGGGACGGCCGGTGCCGAAATAGAAATATTCATTAAGCATTACAAAGACTAACAGAAATGGACTTATGGAAATCGAGGTGTTCAACAAGGTCGTGGAAAGACGACTTGAAAAAGTGCGAGAGACTTTGATTAAGAAGGCTGCTGAGTATGCGGCAGGTGGCGACCGGTTGCATAACTTCAAGAAGGGAGTGCTCATGAATGGGAAGGCCATTACTCCTGCTCAACTCTTGAAGGGGTTTAAACTCAAGCACGACATATCTGTTGATGATATGATCGAAGGTCAAACCGAAGTAACACCTTACCTGATTGATGAAAAAATCGGGGATCAGGTTTGTTATGCTATTCTTCTTGAGGCAATCTTTTGGGAAGAAGTTGGTGGCCTTCCATCAGATAAGGCTTTGGAGACTCTTACTCCTTCAAGTGGTTCCAAAAAGAATTATAGGGATGTGGAGTATTCAATTCATAAGGAAATGAGGATGCCTAAGAAATAACCGATTGCGGGAAGGCAAAACCTTCCTGTGTCAGTCCTGAGCATGGTCAGGCCGCATAGCAGTTGCTACCGATACGAAAAGGCGGTGCCGGAATAGTAGCCGGCAATTTAACAACGAAAGGAATTATATGACAGATAGATTTTACAGAACAATGAGAGATGCAATTGTAAAAAATGAAAATATGGATATGCTACTCCTAACACTTGAGTTAGGGAAGGCAGATTTAGAGCGACATCACTCAAAGATAAAAAAGATAGTTGATGAAAGCATTGTTTTCGACATAAAAACTGACTTAAACAGCACAACCGTTATAGGTGCAATTAGACTTGGTCACGCCTGTGCAATAAACCGAGATGTTGTAATATTTAATCCCAATATTGTTGATAATTCAAAGGATTTAATAAAGGCTTATTTTGTTGATATGTTCTTGAATACTAAGCAAATGAACGATGGGTTGTTATGAGTGTATCAATACCGCTTGTTATAGAATCATAAGAGAAGGTTGTGGAAGAATGATAAAATCCTGTAAAGATTGCGGCAATGATTACACAGGGAAAAGCAACTCCCAGTATTGCCCTACCTGTAAAAAGAAACGAATATCCGAACGAGAACACCTTTTAAGGAGAGGGATAAAGAAGGAAAAACCTGTCGTTAAAGCAGAGCAAAAGCCGTCAAAGTTGGAAATAGACAGGAAGCGGAAGGCCACTGCTGCAATCATGGCAAGGTTTAATACATTATGACAAACTGTAACCTTTCAAGGGAAAAAGAAGAAGGAATCTTCTTGCAGATAATGAAGGTTATGTTAATAGCAAACCTTTATACAGAGGCATATCCATCTTCATTGTTCCTGAAATACATGATTGAATCAGGTGATGAAAATATTTACTTTGAAAATGGGAAGCTATATTGCGGAAAAGTGGAATTGAACTTGGACAGGTGATAAAAGAAACAGAGGATATCTATAACAGATACCCGAATGACTGCATTGAAAAGCAGAAGATCGAAAAACAATTAACCGAAATGAGAAAAAAGTGCTCGGGCAAAAAATAAAAGCATTGGACAAAGTCTTCTCTGAGTACATCAGGCTTCGGGATATCGGTAAGGGGTGCATTACCTGCGGTGCTGTATACCCTTGGAAGGAAATGGATTGTGGCCACTTTGTGCCACGGGCAAGCATGTCCACCCGTTGGGATGAAAAGAATTGTGCCTCTCAGTGTGTTCAGTGCAACAGGTTCTCAGCAGGAAAAGCAGATATCTTCGGGAGAAGGATTGATATTCGGCATGGATCGGGGACGGCAGCAAGCCTTTCAAAAAGAAAACATGAGATAATGAAATTTAGTGAATTTCAGTTG